GGAACCGCATGACCACTGAGCTTGCGTCATTTAGGTCAACGGCGCTGCCAGTGTCAGAACGAGTGATTGTTGCTTGTACTTGGGACGTTGTATCGCCTTGAACAAGAAGCAAAGTTGTCATAGCACAAAGCCCTCAAGATTAACCGCCAATATTGCTAATTATTGCGGGAAGGAGTGTTGACGTAATCAGCAATATGTAAAGCCCCCAGACCATGTTTTCCAGCCTAGTAAAGCGTTGATTTCCGCTATCTAAGCGCTCTTCAATCCGCTTGTATCGTTCCGCGCATTCTCTTTGATGAGCATTAAGTTCTGACGCAACTTCTTGCACTTTCGTCACCGTGTTGTCCCCTTGCGTTTTTCATAGCCTCGCGACTATTCCTCTACCTCTGGCGCAGGGTCTGGCTTCTTTTTGGGCCGTCCACGCTTTTTAGGCGCTGTAGGAACTTCATCTTCAGCCTTTATCTCTGCCTGAACAACTACAGTTTCTTCAGGTTGAACTGTCTTTACTTCCATAGCCCAGCCATTCTCAACGAATGCCTCCATGAGCTTTTCCTGCCACTCGCCAGACGGGGTAACAACCTCATCAGCCGCATACAAATCAACCTCGGTTCCGGCTTCATTTTTGGCTGCGGGCTTTGGGACAATTACTTTGTAGCTTTTCATTCCTAAATCCTCATAAAAGCAAGGGGAGCCGAAACTCCCCCGCTATTTACTGACTTATGCAGAAGAACTGCTATCAGCATCCACATTATGTCGCGGATGACCCTTGATAACAGACACGGCAACTGGAGTACCAGTAGTGTGACTGCCAGAGAAGTCAGCGGTTACACGAACGTAACGCTTACCGCCAACATAACCGATAGAAGCTACTTGAGGTGTCTCCGCATTATCATCCAGCGTCAAGAAGATACCGCTAGAATCAACAGAGCCGTCAGTAACACTTGTGCTGCTAGTAACAGCAGAATAAGTGCTATCGTCATCTGAATCTTCCAGAATGAAATCAATCTTAACGCTAGAGCTAAGGGTTACGCCTTCAGCGCCAGTGTCTACAACAATAGTTGCTGACTCAAAGCCTTGCAGATCAATACCAGTGCCATTGGCATCGGCAGTGCGTACTGCTGGGGCTAATGATTGAGCAACAGAGATGCTATTTGCTAAATCTCTCATTATCGCCTCCTATTAAGCTGAAATGTTCTGCTTAACTATTGCTTCAGGCAGTACAACCTGCCCACCCACACGGCGACGAGCTACATAGCGCACATTACCTGAAGTTGCCTGTGTGAACGGATCACGCAAGACAGCCAGAGCAACGCGGTCAACAATCATGTATGCACGACGGAAGTCACCGAAAGCCACAGGCTTTGTACCGGCTCCAACGTCAGGCATATCAGTTGCTTCAACATAGCCATAACCGAGAATTGTATTCGTAGCACCACCTTGCAGGTTCATGCCAGCTTGGAACACATACTGACCAGCAGTGTCCTTCAGCTTGCGGATAGCCGCGAGAGTAGTTCTGTTGAATACGAAAGTACCAGCACGACCATATTCGCTCTTAATGCTATGCACCAGAGTTATTAGGCCGTCAGCGGTAAGAGCAGCAGCAGCGCCAGAGTTTACAGAGCTAACACTTGAGTTAGTCAGTATACCTTCAGGCTTGCCTACAGCGTCTCCGCTTACGAAAGCTGTGCCTTCTGCCTTCGCAAATTGCTCTGCGAATTCAGCTTGCATTTCAGCTTCAAGGTCAAACACGGTATCTTCCAAGTCCTGCTCAGAAATATCTACCAGCGCATAATGCTCGTGGGCCGGAATTTCTTCCAAGCCTACTGTGTAGCCAGTAGTTTCTGAACGAGTACCAGACTCAGCAACCCAAGCCGCTGAAAACTGTCCAGTACGCTTTGGTACTTGAATTGAGCGCTGCGCAGTGCTGCGAACACGAGCAATAGAACGGATTGGAGAAATCTCTGTAACCGTCTTAATCAGTTCACGCACATACTCTGGGGGAGCAAGATAACCGCCAGTGCTGTCATTGCTGACAGTAAGGGCTTTCTTCTCAGCAGGATCAAGACCTTCAATGCCTTTACGGCAATACTTGTCCCAAGCTGCATGAGTTTCGTCTATTTGCTTTGCATCAAAACCAGTAGCAGGGCGGCGGAGCGCTGTTTCCAGACGATCCATCTGCTCTTCCATCTTTTCTTGATGCGCCTTTTGCGCTACGAGCTGCTGATTTACGTCTTCTAACGAATTCATTTTCGCTTCAATAGCGTCAAGTTTTCCGTCCAGAAGGGGGTCAGCAACACCTTTAGCTACATTCTCTAATTTCTGGTCATAGGCTTTTTTGAACTCGTCAAAAGCCTCGCCCATTTCAGAGACTGCATTCTTGATATCATCGCTCATGATGATGTCTCCTTACAGATGTTTGAGTTTATTGGTTAAAGAGCTTAACGCCTCTATAGCATTGCCCTCATCACTAACTTCAGCCTCTCGCTGATTAAATGCCTTGTGTACAGCTTTAGCCGCCACTTTGGCTTCTGAACGGGACAAACTGAAAGCATCGCGCAACCCGCCTTCCCATTCTCTGATAGATAGCTCATCGCCTTTGACCGAACGAATCCTAGCTTTTGGATTCATCGGAAATGTTACGAGGCTAATCTCCATCAATTCTACTTCTTTGATGTAGCGCCGCTTGCTTCGGGAGTTGTATTCTTGCCCCTTTGGAGCCACCCGAAAGCCAATAGACAACCCGTCTAAAGCGCCCATCTTCATTAATTCATATGCTTCTTTACCAGCCTGTGTGCCGAGAGCCAATCGGCCCTTCACCTTGAGGCCGTTTTCATCCTCTTTTATGGATTCAAAGACCCCGATAGGCATATCGGACTTGTGCTGGTATAGCATTTTGACGCCTTTCGCGCCCGTTCTTCTCAAGGATTTAGTGAATGCGCCCTGCACAACAACGTCATTACCGAGGTCTTTGTTGTTGAATATGGAGCCGTATCCCTCAAACGTGCCTTTTTCAGCATCGTCCTCATCCTCATCCATAGTTTTGATTTCAGAGGTTATTTCTACAAACTCTTTGCTCATTTCCTCTTCTTCATCATCGTGATGCGCCGCGTCCTCATTGTCTTTGCCGAATTCAACAACATAGGAATCATCAGTCTCTCTCACACTTCGGATGTGCTTTTCTTCCTCAGTGTCAATGGACTTATCTAAGCTGGCAAGAGCATCAGCTATGCGGTCGGCAGAATAATCTACACTGTCGCTCATATATTCTCCCTCTTTCGGGTTTAATAATTCGTGATCGGCTAATCACTTGGCGCGTAGTCTACGCTGATGGGTTTACAAGTTTATACTCAGGGTTGCGGTCTGACAACCTTTAGGAAAGCCATTTCTCCCATATCAAGGAGAAACTCTTCGTCCTCATCATTCTCAACTGGGTATGACTCAATCAGGTCATCATACTCTTCTTCCTCTGATGCGCTCCAAGCCTTCTCTGACCCTAGTAACTCTTTTAGTCTTTTCTCTATTTCTTCCCTAGATTGCATCAACATCTACCCCACTGGCTAAATCTTCTATAAATTTCTTAAATCTTGGGGCGACTAAATCCTCTTTTCCCCTTGCCCATAGGGTAAAGTTTTCAGCAAACCACTCCATCATATTAGCGTCAGAGTAGTCTGTGGCCCCTGTACCTCTCCAATTTCGCCTGCGAAACATCAATTTTTCTATCTTTGGCTCTGAGTATTGAAGCCAAGTTTTGTCACTTGCCTTAAGGAAATTATACCCCCAAGTTTGATGAATGTGGTGAGCAAGTTCGTGGTACATGGTTGACCTGAACCTTTCAAACGCCTCTGCATCAAATTGTTTAGCCAACCTCGGTCTATCTCTTTTGCTATCGCCCATTTTCCATTTGCTTACAGGGGCGAGATAGGACGGGTCAGTAAGCCCATTCCTCATGCCTTTCAGCAGCGTTGGAGATATGCCCATGACTCCATCGCCCATATCTGCGTTTGCCGTGATTGTTTTTTTATACCCTCTGAGGTGAGGTATCTTGAAATGGTCACATATGGCATCAAGCTCATCCATGATCCTTTCCATTGCTATTGGAACCAAAGGCTCATCAAAATCTGTTATTTCTGGCAAATCGCTGATCTCTTGGAAATCACTTGTAAATCTTTGTCGGTATTTTTTGTTTTTCTTGTGATATTCGCCGTATGACTCCTCTGTTGCTTTCAACCGTTCCTTTATTCTATCAACTGATGCTCGGCCCCTAGCGGACAAGGCAGCGGCAGACATACCAG